CCGTAGGTAATGTGTTTGTAAATCCAGCCACCCCTGATCTAAACATTGGATTCTGTGCCATATTCTGCATTATCTCAACATTATTTGTCATAGGGTTTACGCCATAAAACTGACCTGTTAAATTAGTCGGCATAAAGTTTAACCCGCTTGTGCCTGTCATGTTATTCACAGGATCAAAAACCTGAGATTCGTTTGTAATATTATTTTGATTTGCCACCGCATCAATTGCCTGTTGCACCGCCGTAGGTACATAATCTTCGGTATAAGGTACAGCATTAACGCTTTTTCCAAAATCGGAATCTGCGTAATATTGAGATGAATCAAATAATGTATCTTGTATTGTTCCTTGGTACGGGGCGTTTGTGCCCATGACACCTGTATCTGCAACTTGGTTTTGTAAGGCCGTAGCCTGATCAATTATTGATTGTCCTTGATCGTACATACTAGCAGAGTAATCCATCAAGGTAGGCTGACGGTTATATAGTATTTGAAAGGCTGTTTGAAAATCCATGATTATATCTCGTTAATTAGGTATTTCTGTATTATTTGTCATATTATTAGCAACCTTTGTTGCCTTGATTTGTGCTTCTGCCAAAAATTCTTGTTTCTTTAACTCCAACTCTTGCATCATTTTTTCACGCTGTAACTGTATGTCGGCTTCCATCTTGCGTTGTTTTATAGTGATGTCTGCTTCTGCTTTTTGTTTGTCTATTGCTATTTGTGCTTGAGCTTGTTGCATAGCCGCCGTAACTAATGGATCTTGTTTTTTCTGTTGATTCTGTTGAGAAAGCATCTGGTCTTGTTCAGGGGTAATTTCTTTAAAAAATTGTTTTGTATCTTTAAACCCTGACGCCTCAATAAACTTTGCCAATGTTTCACGGTACTGACTAACGCTTACTAATGGGTTGCTTGGACCAAACATTTTTAGTATTTCTTCTTGTTTTTGCATAACCATTTGCAATATAGACATTTGTTGCTTTTGATCGCCTGTACCTAGCCCCACGTTAACCACTACATCATACTGAGTGTCCCATAAACTAGGGTCAACGTTAATATATTTTCCCTTAAGCCTTATTACTTGTGGTTTATTGTCATACTTACAAGCGAGATGCAAAATGCCTTTAAACAGGCTTTTAATTCCTGTTTCTGCAAATATACGGGCTATCAATTCAATTTTACCAGTAGCGGCGTTTGTAGATGCGGCAATCGCAGCAGCGGTTACATTTTGTAATACGTCTGGAGATAATCCTTGCATCGCATCACTTATACCCGTTCTTTTGCCCTGTACTGAATCTAAATACTCTAACATTGGAAATGCTTGATTTGCCAATTGAGGAACAGTCATTGGTACGATTGCGTTTGGGTTTTTTAACCTAACAACCCCTCCCGCTGTTACGTTTAGTAAATCATCTAAATTTGCTTGTCCTTCTACTACTCCAACTCTAGGGGCAAGAGACAAATAAAGTGAATCTAATATTGCACGAGTAATAGCAGTTTTTTGTTCTTGGATATCCATTGACCTATCGGCTAATGATTGCCCAAAAAACTTATGTGGTAATGGATAAGGGCAAATAGCATGAAACGGATTAAAGTCAATTTCTTCGTTAGATAAAATGTCATTACCTGAATAAACTATTCTGCGTCTTTCGGCAATGCCGTCATCATTAAAATCAGTAAATAAATAACATTCAAAAACTTCTATCTCCTGCATAGATACATCAAGAGACTCCATATCGTTTGGTTGCTCACCTTCTGAAAATCTACTGACTCGTTCTGGCGTATATGAAAGCTCATCGTAAGCGGGTAAGTTTTCTACAACTTCTGAGTCAAAACCTAATGCCACTAAATCTGTTCTTGTAACTAATTTTCTATGTGCACAAAAAGGACTATCCTCTACTGTTTTGCCTTTTTTGCTAATTAAAAATTCTTCTGGTGGTAATGACTCGACAACAATTTTGCCTGTGGTTGTTTTTTTGCGTACCTCAACAGCAAAGTTTCTTTTTAAAGTGGTTTCGCCTAATTCGTTCTGAGTAATTTCTTCGGTTACTTCCTGACTAACAACCGAGCGAGTTTCGTCGGCTAATAATAACGTCATTTCTTCTTCGGTTAACGATTCATACGTTTCGGTATTGGCGTGTTCTTTTTCTTCGTAATATGCTTTAAATATGCCTACTTTTTGCGTAAGGGCTGTTTTCATTGTTTCTTGCAAAATACTGAATCCATCGTTTTGCGTATAAAACACCCAATTACAATAATCTGTTATTTGTTCAGCTACTTCTACACCTTGCGGGTTTCTAGCTTCAAACTTAACGGCGTTTTCGCTACTAGCAAAAATACGCATAAGATGTGGCATAGCCCCGTCAACTGCCTCGGCTACTTCGCCAGTAACAATCGTACTACGACCTTCAACTTCTGTGCCGTAGGGTCTCCTAAGGTACGCTTCTAATGACTTACGTCTATCGGCTGTTGTTTCACTTTCTATGTACCCGATGGCGGAGTCCAGTTCGGCTTGAACTATCGTTTTTAGTTTGTTTTCGTTCATTCAGTAGTTGCTCCAACGCTTCTATGCGTTTTTCTAATTCATCTATCCGTTTATGAGGATTTAAACCTTGTTTTTCTAATATCATACTACCCACCTTGTATTTGCCTCGGGCAAACTGCCCCACGTCTCATTAGACATGAATTCAATAGCCATTGCAACATAACGCATACAATCACTGGCGTGGCTGTGTATATCATGCAAGGGGTTAGAAGGTTCTCCTGCGCTATTTATAGTACGGCGATATCTTTTTAAGTGGTTTACTAATTCTTTAGTTTTTGCCTTATCAAACCAAACTCTCGGCAAAGTCATTCTTGTTTTTATAATGCCCTGTTCAACGTCGCCTCTTGCTAAAACAAATGGATTCCTACCCATAGTTCTAAGCATTTCCTCTGTGCTTCTGCCGTGTTTAAAATCTCTGTGCGCCGCATCGTGTGGCAAATAATCTGTACCCCAATTCCAATCTCTTGATTCTATATCTTTTACATAACTATCTAAGGTTCTGTGTGAATCTTCTAAAAAATCAATAATTCTAATTTCAGAAGCGGCCACCTGACAGAATATAATTGCCATACTATCATTCCAGCCAAGATCCCAAACTGTGTGAACTTTTAGCTGTGGGTCATATGGCACTTCCCGTATACGACCCTCTGTTATAACATCTTGTATTTCATTGGTAAATATAGCCCCTTCAACCGTAGGCCTGCATTTGCCTTCCCAGATAGTAGCGTAACCAACTGGATCTCTTGTTTTCCATTGTAAGCGTTCTTTTTCAAGTTCTGATGGAAAAAAGGGGTTGTCATTATAGTTACATTCGATAACTAAACTGTCGTCTGGGGGGTTTGTTACAAACCTATCATACGTTTCGTCTGTATCTAACTCTGGGTTAAAGGTTATCCATATTTCAGAGTTCTCTCTGCGTATTGTGGGTATAAGAATATCCCATGATTTTTTTGTTACCACTTGGGCTTCTTCCACCCAACAAATATCTGTTCCCTCGTAAGATTTTAAGTTCGCTACGCCTTGTTGTCTTATACCAATAAAGGTTATTTCTGAGCCGTTTTTGCCACATATCTTTTGCTCTTGTACATCAAACGCTTTCCAAAGACCCATAAATTCTATTTGGTCTTTTAACAATCTATGCACAGATTCTTGTATTGACTTTTGTGTTTCCCTTGCGCATAACACCCTTGTTGGTTTTTCTGCACACTTAGTTATGATTGCTCTTGCTACGCTCCATGATTTACCACTTCCTCTGCCGCCATATAATACTTTAATTCTTTTCGGCTGAAATATAGGTAGTAATTTTTTTGGCACCTCCAGATTAAACTGGCTCATCTATGCCTACGCCTACAATATTTATACTAGTAGTAACGCTAATCGGTTCGCCGTCTGCTCCAACAAGCTCATTAACTTGTCGTTCTTTCCAACCTGCTCTGGTCTTAAGCCAGAACATTTGGGCTGATGTGTTGCCGTTTTTTGCTTGATCGAACAGACTTTTAGCAATTTGTGCATTAGCATCAATACGCCCTTCATCTAATTCTTTTTTATAGTATTTAATCAGCGTGTCGGCTGATATATCCATTTTGCCTGCTATATCTTCATGAGTAACCCCGACCGCTGACAATGTTCTAGCCATTGTTCTTTTTTCGGTACTAGGCTCATGGGCAGGTCTACCTCTGCTTGCATTTGCCATTTTTATAACTCCGATTTAATTAATTAACTTCGCTTTTTTTCCTGTAAAATTTTCCCATCTTTTAATAATTACGTCGCAATAAATGGGGTTTAATTCAAAACCGTAACAAACTCTATCTTGTTTCTCGCATGCAATTAGCGTACTCCCAGAGCCTAAAAAACCATCATAAACAATATTTTTTCCAACACTTCCATCTCTAATTAACTTTTCCATCATTTTTATTGGTTTCATTGTTGGGTGTAATTTATTTTTTAATGGTTTATCAAACTCCAAAACATCGGTTGAAAATCCTCCGTAAAACTTGTGTTTATCTTTCCATCCATAAAAACACATTTCATATTTACTTACATAATCTTGTCTAGTTAAAACGTGATTATTTTTTAACCATATTAATTGCGAAGCTATGCGAATGTTATTTTTCCTCATGCTGTCACAAAGTTCATAAGCGTTTTTTCCGTTTATCCATATATAAATTGTATTATATTCTGTTAACTTAAAATTTTTAATAAAATCAAAACTAAATGATTTAAAATCGGTTGTATCATCCGCCTCCATGTAATTGGTTATTCTATTGCCACCAAATCTTTTATTAAGATGCTCATTTTTTTTATTATAATTTACTCCGTAAGGAGGGTCAGTCAAAACCATGTTTGCCTTTTTGTCTAGCATTAGTTTATTTACATTTTCTACGATCCTACAATCACCGCAAAAAATTTTATGATCTCCTAGTTCATATATATCACCTTCTTTTGTTACTGGTTCTTCAGGTATTTCTGGAACTTCATCATCATCTGTTAAACCTTTTATTGGATTTGACAATATATTAAGTTCTTTATCATTAAACCCTAATATGTTTAAATCAATTCCAGAATCTTTTAATGATTCTATTTCTAATCCAAGTATCGTATTATTATATGTTGAATTAGTTGCTATTTTATTATCAGCAATAATATATGCTTTTTTTTCTGCATCCGATAAATGATCCAACTTAATACAAGGCACTGTTTTTAAACCTAATTTTTTTGCCGCTAGTACCCTGCCATGCCCTGCTAAAATGCCGCTTGTTTGATCTATTAACACAGGGTTATTAAATTTAAACTTTTTTATAGAGGCGGCTATTTGATCAACTTGCTCGTCGGAGTGTTCTCGAGCGTTGTTTACATATGGTATTAATGACTCAATAGCAACTTTTTCAATTTGCATACTATTTTAACAATCCCACTTTCGTAACGCTTTGTTTATTCTGCTATCTGGATCGTTAGCTGTTTTTTTACTTGTCAACTTTTTTTTCATACCACTCATTCTAGCACAAAAAGATTTACGTCTTGCCGCTGCTTTTGGGCTTTTCTTTGCTTGTTTGGCACTAACAGGGGCCTTTAATTTGCTTCCTGTCTTTCGGTTTATTTTGTCTCGACCTGCTTTCGTTAATCCTCCGCTTCTAGATTTATGCTTTCCAATCTTTAAACTAACATTTTTCTTGGTCGCCATTATCTAAACCTTTTTGTTTTAACCGCCACCTTACGAGGCTGTTTGCTAAATTGCTTGCCTGCCTTGTTTGCCTTGGCCTTGGCTCTGTTCGTAGCGGCTTTTTCTGATGTTGTAAGAGATTTCCATGCGGCTTTAGGCAAATACCTCTTCTTTCCTTTGGAGGGTTTGCCATCTGATGTTGTCCAATCTTGCTTAGTCCATTTCTTTAACGACTTCTGTGATTTTTTAAGTGCCATCTCTTTTTCCGTAACTGTAGGCTTTTGTCCTAGCCTCACTTAATGGAAACGCTGGATACGATGCAACTTGATATTTTTTATTAGACGTTTTTTGTTTTTCTTTTGCTGTTAACGGTTTTGATAACGGAACTACAATGGACGGATTTGGAACTTTTTTAAATTTTTGTGCCAACCGATATTCTGCTCTATTACTCATTTATATCCACCGCCCTTTGCTTTGTATTCTTTTGCAAGCATTTGAGCTTTACGCCCTGACCATTGCCCAGCCTTACCGCCCTTGGAACCTGCCTTT